CTTGTTCTTTTAAAAAGTTTTCTACTGTGTATTTAGGTTTGTGGCCTAAACTTGCCATCAAATCTGTGTTTGCCTGTGTCTTTGTTCGTTCGCCAATAGTATTTACTTTTACAGGTAAATGCGGGGCTATATCTTGGATCCGTACAGTAGTGCCAGTACCGATGTCCAATGCACCAGTTATATTATTATGCATCAACAACATAATACCATCTGTTAGATCTTCAATGTGAATAAAGTCTCTTTCGTGTGTAGTTACATACTCTAGAGTATTATTAAGCAATTTGTCAAAGAACATTCTTGCACGAGGGCTTTCACTGTATACTGTATGGAAGCGCATAAAACAAACATTAGGGTGAGGAATAAATTCAATCACATGCTTGCTTGCGGCATAAGGATTTAATTCTGGTTCATACTGTGAACTTGATCCTGCTACTAATACACGAACATCTTGGTAGTGTTCTAGAATTCTTTTTGTTCCTTCTACGTTGTTATTCCAATACTTTGTAGGATCATCAAGACTTTCTCGTACTCCTCCAATGCCTGCTAAATGAATAACAAAGTCTGCCTTTGGTAGCTCTGCGGTTAAAATATTTTTACCTTCTCGAACATCTAACCCAATTATAGTATGTCCTCGTTCTTGTAACTTCTCACTTAACCTAGAGCCAATAAACCCTGCGTGTCCTGTAAGTAATATATCCATTAATCTTTCCTTTTATTATTATTGCTTTTTACAGCCGCATGTAATATCGGCATTGATACACCGACTACGTGTGCTGAGTACAATAGTGCTTCTGTATCTTTAGGAAAACATGCTCCGCCAAATCCTAGTTCGCCATCTGGTCCAGGAACTTGCATATGACTAGGGGTAATTCTTTCATCCATCCCTACTAGATCTTTTACACTGTTGTATGATATGTTTGCAATCTTGCACAAGTCAGATACTTCATTAAAGAACGCAACCTTAGTTGCTAAAAAACTGTTACGCAAATACTTTGTCATAATTAGTTCTTCAACTGTTGCATACACCGGAGTAAACATTTTGCACAAAATAAACACATCATTCCAAAACTCTGAATTGCCACCGCCAAATAACATCTTGTTCTGCTTTTCAAAGTCTTCGTTTGCATTAGCCGCTGTTAAAAACTCAGGACTAAATGTAATTTGTTTATTCATTGGTGCTAGATCTTTGCGCCAGCCTTCTAAACTAATTGTACTTTTAATTAGAATAGGTTTATCTTGAGGACATGCTTTAACTACTGTTTCAACAATAGTCATATTACATGCTCCTGTTGGAGTAGTTGGTGTCGGGACGCAAATAATATATCCTTCGCTATCGTCATCAATAACATTTTCATTATATTGCGGATCAACTATCTTAACATTATGATAGTCTTTGAGTACGTTATATACTGCTTTGCCTACAAAGCCGTACCCTATTAAAGTTAGTTTCATTTGTCCTCCGTTTTTAATTTAAGTTTTGGGTGTATAGCTTTATCATTAAAGATATCACCTGCCATAGCTTGTATTTGTTCAACAAGATGTGTTACTCGTATTACGTCATACTCTTCGCCAGGCGCTTTTTTATACTTTTCGCGATGTGCTATCATTGCCATATCTTGCATTGCTTGTATTTTCTTTAGTAATTCATCAACAGTATGTTGCATTAGTGTGTTCTCCTACCGTCAAATACACAAACAAAATAGCAACCTAGCGGACCAGCAGATACCCGATGAAACCATCCATCTGGAATAAGAACGACATCTCCTGCTAATACATTTTGTTCTGTTCGGTTTGCGTTTAGATCAATTAATTCCATTTTACCACTGCCTTTAACAAAGTAATATACTTCTTCTTGGTTCACATGTGCGTGTCCTGAAGTTGACTTGCCTGGGTGCAGTTCAGTTGAGCTAACTACTAAGTTGTTTAAAGTTTTATTATCCGTTACAATATAGCGGTCGTCTTCTTTAACAACTTCACCGCCGATATTATCAATATGTAATTTCATTTTACTCTCCAAAGTCAAATAAACTTGAAAATGTATTATGCCTCTTTGTATCTTCTAGTGGATAGTTAAGCACACCAATCAAGTTGTCTAGTTTGTTATCAATAATAGTTTCTGCCATTGCCGCATCATCAAACGGCAACTCTTTGAACCACTGTGGAATACGCAACTCGTCTGTTGGGTATGCAACACTAGTATAACCTAGTGGGTTCTGTTTTAGTTTGCAAACAATAACTTTCATACCGTCGACAATCTCTTCCGAATATTTGTCGCCGTTCATACGTTTAAGTGTATTCCAATTAATACTAGCTCTAACGTGACCAGGCATGTTTGCTTTGCCTTGTTTTTCTTCTAGTCGTTGATAGTGCCCAACTTTGTTTGCACGTTTCGGACTACCTTTTTCATATCCGGGGCGTTCATGGAACTCCTGACGGAACTCTGTAATGCGATCAAGGACATTTTTCTGCGGTTTATCAGTAAGCACCATAAGCAATAGTTCACTTAAAAACTCTTGCATAAACACAGGAGTATCTGATCTACGTAAGTCCAAGCCCATTGCTTTTACTTTACCTGCTTTGCCGTCTACATCTGTTCTAAAGCCTTCAATGTCTGTAACTAATGCCGCATAACGCTTCTTAGTAATAAACAATCCTGACTGTGCAACAATCTCTCTAGCCGCCGCAATAACGTCCGACCTACTCTTTGGACAATGAAATGCTTCTTGCATCATGCCCGGAAATGTTACGTTTGCCGCTTCGCATACTTGGTCATACAATGTAATAATATTGTCTTTCTCCCAGGGAATATTTCCTGCGTCAATGTCATCTTTAAGTGTAGGGTATGCGCTAAAGTAACAAGAGTCAGTATCACCATAAATCATTGCATCACCAGTGTGATCATATGTGCCTGTAATAGTTTTGTTAACTTCTGCACTCATGTGTTTAACAATAGTACGTCCTGTTAGTGTAGTTGACTGTCCAATACGCTTGTCAAAGAATCTACAACCTGGATTAAGAATCGCACCATACAAACTGTTCAAGTTAATCTTCTTAACCAACTGTCGCTTATCCCAATACTCAGTTTCAACAGCATTCTTAGCATCTTTTGCTTTCTTAAGATGCGCCTGTAAGTCTTTACGTTCACTGTACCAACGTTTTAATAGTCCCGGTATAACACCTTCATGTTCTGTTGTAAAGATTGTGCCATTAGCACTTAGCATCCAGGGTTGATTGCTATCAAATATTAGTTGATGTATTTCAGCACCACTCAGGATATCTTGGTTGCCATTCTCCCAATCAATAGTAAGAGAAATGTCACGCTTCTTATCCATAACTGCTTCGTACTCCTCAGTACTAAAGCGTCCTTCCCAACTACCAGCAAAAGTTTTCTTCTTTAAGCCCATGTCTTCTGTTACACGAGCGTCACTAATCTCCGGACGTATTTGTCCTACAACAGTAGCAGGATCCATATTCAATGCACGAATCACTGATGGATACAGTGAGTTCAAATCCATTGAACCAACCCACTTGTGTAAGCCCTTCTTTGGAAATGCAACATATGCACCTGCGGCTTGCGTAGCTTCGTCATCACGCTTTTGCCTATTAGGTACTTGAAATCCACGCCTGTGTGCTTCGTTAACAATAGCTTGCTCTGTAACTGCTACAGCACCCATTGTAGTCTGCAACATAACAGTATTAGAGTGCGCCAGTTCGTTTGCTAGATCAATAAACTTTAGCTTCTTGTCTAGCTTGTCAAGTAGTGCAGTATCTTGAATGTTATATTCAATAAACTTACGGAAGTCGTTGTTGTATAGCTGATCAAGTGTTCCTTCATACGGAACTTTGTTCTCACCTACTTCAACTTCGCCAATAGCATCTAGTCGATATGTGTGACGTTCTTCGTATGTGTACTTACGATACAAGTTTAAGCTATCCAAGTGTACACGACCAACTAGGTCAAATGTCTGACTTTCTTTGCCATACTTTTCGTACATACGCTTCTTAGGAAGTTGTCCCCACAAGCAGAATCTACGTGTGTCATCTTTACTTAATACCCTTGCAGTCCTGTTTACAGTATACGGAATATCATATCCTTCACTGTTCCAGCCACTTAGTACGTCACTGTCTTCAATTAATGTTAAGAAGGTGTCAATCATGTCACCTTCTTTTTCAAACAACATTACGTTGTCAATGCCTTCAAGCTCTTTACGTGCTTCTTCCATAGTAAGTGTTTTAGGTGGTACAGCAATACACACCATTGTGTCAAGCCATTGCAAATACACACTAATACTTGTAATAGGCATAAACGGATCACTAGGATCAGCAAAGCCTCGCTCTGGATCAAAGTCAGTCTCAATGTCAAAGAAAGCAATGTTTAGTTTAGGTGCATCTTGATTAAGATAGTTTTCACTTAAACATTGGAAGATTGGATTAATGTCGCTTTCAAACAACTTCTTTGAGTTGTTAATTGCTTGTTCCTTGCGAAACTCTTTAGTATTCTTACATACAATACGGCTTAGTGAATCACCAAATATGCTTTTGTACTTGCCTCTTGGATCTTCATGGTAAAAAGTGTACTTAATTGGATATTCTGTAAAGCGCCTCTTACCTTCTTTGCGCTCTACTACCCTAATAATGTCTGCATCTCTGTCAAACAGTGCGTCTACATAGCTCATTCTGAATCCTTATATTCAATATCGTTTATATTTCCTGCTATTACATATCGGTTGCTATTACACGCAGATACTCTGTGCAGTAAGGAAGACGGAAACATAATAATCATTCCATTATACACTGGAACGTGTACTTCGTCAACCTTTTCCTGGTCGTCATTAAGTTGTATAAAAGTAAGTGGCGTAGGGTCGTCACCAACATCAGCATAATACACCCAACTATATCTTGAATATGTGCCGTGTTCGTGAGGCATACTGCATTGTCCGGGCAAGTATTCTTGAAACCAAACGTTTGCATCTATATGTAAGTTATTAGTATTTTGGATTTGGTCTGTAATAAATTTAGGACCACGAGGACGAAGTATATTAGTACAGTACCACAGATGAACTTCATCTAGTAACGGTCCAAGTACATCGCTATGTTCTTGATGTGCAAACCATTCAGTTTTCCAACCTTGTTGGTCTACTCCAGGAATGCCGTTTCCTTGCTTTTTATTCTCTAGGAAGTAGTCAATTATACTAGCATCACTATTACGAGAACGTCCAAGATGACTGTGCTTGATAGTCATCGGGTGCGAGAGGTGGAACGTGTTTATACTATACTTCATTTATATCCTCGTTGCTTATTGGCCAACTTAACCGTCTACATGCCTAGCTATTGCTATTGGCGTTACTTCTATTTATTAGAACAATAAGCCCGCAATGTAAATTACGGTTAGTCCTACGTTCATAACAATTAAACTTTGTTCTTTCCAAAGGACACCAACAAGTATCCAAAGGCTATTACTAATAATGAACGCCCAAATGTACAAAGGGTAAACATTAAATGCGGCTAGAGTAGCGGCTGTTAATAAACAAACAGTTGCTACCCATGCTAGCCATTGATAGGGCTTTACCACCATAACGCGGCAACTCCATATCCGTATACATTAACTACTGCAAAATATGCTGTTAACAACATGACCCAGGCCGCACCTCTACGTACAGCCGCATAACATTGTGAAACTGCTCCAATAAAGAATCCTGGATAAACGAATAGCATATTTGGATCTCTTGCGTTAACAGCAAGTGTTAAACTTGCGGCTACAGTGAAGATAAAACTTATAAGCTCAAACGCAAATGCAGTTTTGTCTGTTGTGTAGCTGTTAATCCAGAACTCTTTAATTTTTTGCATATATTACTTGTCTTTTCCAACTGTTACAACTAGTGTTTCTAAATCATCAAACTCATTAGCCACTTTGTCCCAGTCACCTTTGTGTGCAACTTTAATTGCTTTATTAATAAGACCTGGCTTGATGTCAAGCTCTTCGGCAATAGCCTTTACAGTTTCTTTAAGACCTTCACTTAGATCTTCTATTTCTCTTAAAACTGTTGCGCCTTCATTAACAAGACGTTCTAGTTTTGCTTTTTCTTCTGCCCCGTAGGTACGATCACTCATAGATAAACTCCTTATGTTCTCTTATATTATACATGATTATTTAGGTAATGTCAAGCGTTTTATTTAATAAATTCACCAATTTGTTTGTGAACATCTGGATGATGAACAAGTTCTTTTAGTGTCATAACGTTCGGTCAAAAAAAAGCACCATTCCCACGTGGTGCTTTTGTGTAACCTTAACAGTTACGATTCTAAGGTAGTTAGAATTTGTTAGGCATCACCTTTTACTTTGTGACAGCTATCGCCTTTACCTCTCCGATAGCCTTTCCAGCATACTTTACCATGACTGCCTTTTTTCTTTTTACTCGTTTCTTCGTCGAGTGTAGTATAACTTGGGTTGCCACACTCGGAGCAGTTAGCTAATTTTTTTTTTGAGTTTGCCTCTGCTAATTTAGCAAAAAGAGTGTCTTCGTAAGATCCGCCTTCTTTTACTTTTTTATTTTTCTTAGCACGTTCGCCACGCTCTGGAAGTTTTTTATAACCTTCACCGTATGATTTTAATCTAGCGGCGTTTTCAGCTCGTTTTTTTACAAGATCTGCTTCATATTCAGCACTACGTTTAGCACGATGATCTTCTAAGTCTTTGCCCTGTAGCCCGGGTTTTTTATTTTGTTTAGGGATACTCTTACCACCATTATAAGCGCCTGCTTTAGCCGCTTGGTCTGATGCACTTGATCTAGCTTCTTCAACAGCTTTGCCTTTAGTAGTAGCATCAACATAACGGTCATCACCGGCTTTCATTCTTTTGTATGCTTCGGTGCCGGCTTTTTTATCAGCGTCAGTAACCTTCATTTTCTCTGGAGCGGCTTGCTTCTTTGCTTCAGTAACTTCGTCAAATTTTGTTTCATAGTCTAAATGATGATATACACTGCCTAAATAGTCAGCGGCTTTAGTAATCTTTGCTTGTACCCAACCATCGAGGCCTTGTTCTTCACTAATGCCTGCAAGCATTTCGTGTAGTTTAATTCCGTACTTTGCAATCTTATATAGATCGGCACGTGCCATTTGTACTTCGTGGTCTTTATCAACTTTGTAAGCCATGTCAGCTAAACCAGTTTCTTTTAGATCTTTTTCTCTCATCATATTATCCTTGCATACACTTATAATGTATTTATCGTTTGATAGTCTTGCCGCCCATTAAATTATTCTTAATATCTAAGGCGCTTTTAGCTGTTCCATCTGGGTTTTTTGCTTGCGGCGCTTTGGGAACACCGTTCTTGTCACGTTTAATTTTAGCATGTGCCGCAACTGGATTGACTACTACACCTATGTTACTCGAAACAGTTGCTCCTGAAGTAGCTTCTTCCTTAACAGCATTTTTTGTCTGCATATAATCATATAGTTTCTTACCGCCATACAATAGTGCAACAACTGCCGCGGCAGGTAATGCATATTTTACTGCATAGCTTGCTAACTTTTGAATAGCAATGGTGCTAATTGCACCTTTAGTAATCTTGCCGATACTGTTAGCCCATCCAGATGCATCTGTCGGTGCAACTGTTAATAATTCTTTAACTGCGGCAGGATCTTTAACTGCGTCAGGCACCTTGCTTATAATGTCAGCAGGTGCTGGTGCTTTTGCTCCACCTGCAGGTCCACCTGCTCCTGTGCCCGGTGCTACTGTTGTTGTAGCATTAGCATCCCACCAAGCAAAGTCAGGTTCATCTCCAGTAATTTTTTTAAAGATATCAAGTAATTCTTTGTCGTTTGGATTAGCTTGTATTTTATCCTGAAATTCTTTAGCAATTCTATCAGCAACATCAGGATCTTTTCCTTGTGCTGTTAGTGCGTTATAAATTTGTGACGCAGGACTTCTGTCACTCCATGCACCTGCAGGTCTACTACCAACTAATAAATCTAATGCGGCCCATAAAGGTGCCCATTCATTTAACGGTTGATTAATGTTATTTGTAAGTTCTCTCAGTCTCATACTAGTATTTACCCCTAACTAGCAACCATACTAAATAATGCCGGGCCAAAACTACTTGCGGCCCAACCTAGTGCTACAAGTGTTACCACTCCGTATACTAGCCATTTTATTTTAAAGTCATCTACTACCATCTTTAGTCCAACTAGTTCGTTACCTAATACACGCAACGATACTTCTAATTTACCAATGTCGTCTTTTTCGTCAGCCATAATATATTATCCTTTTGCTTTTTTACGTCCAGCTTTCATATTAGCCATCCAGTGTGCCATACGTTGCTTTTCGCCACTGCTATTCTTTGCAGTTTTTCTTAAATCACTTACACTTGCTTTTGTATTCACGCCACTACGCTTGGCTAATCCTTTACGGCCTGGCTTTTTACCATCTGCAAAGTTTTCTTCTACCGGCTCTTCTATGTGTTGTTTTAATTCTTTTGCTGTACGTTCAAACTTATGATCTTTGTATTTAAATCCAATACCGCCTGCCGCTTCCCACGAAGCAACGTTCTTACCAAAGTCGTCGACTAGTATATTTGGAGTTCCATCTTTGTTTGTAGCGTATTGCGGTTTGTTGTTAGTAATGTATACGTTCTTAGGTGGAAAAAATGCTAGATTCTTTTCAATCCATTCACGCTTATGTGGCTCTGATTTGGGATCATCTGCAAGTGGTGTACTACATATATTGTATTCACCTTTAACTTGTTTGATTAAATTTAGTAATTGTTTTGCTTGCGGTAGTAATGGTAAGTCTAACCAAAACTGTTCTGTGTCACGTATTGCTTGCAGTGCTACATTAATGTCAATATTGTCAATCTTTCTATAATGATCAACTTTCATTAGTTTAGCCCACTCACCAAAGAAGTCTGCTAATACACCATCCATATCTACGTATATTTCACTTGCAGATGCTAGTTCGCCTAGTTTAGCTTCTGATAAATTTGATAACATGCTGTATTGTAGCACACTTTCGGTGTTGTTGTCAACCAAATTGTTTTTGCTTTCAGCCATTCCTAGGTTAAACAATACGTTTGTTTTAGAACCTTTAACTTTTTTACTTAGTGTAGCAGGACGTCCGTCTTTGTCTACCTTAAAGCCAAACTTAGCGGCTTGTTTTGTAATTTCATTAGGACCGACATCAACAGTGGTGTTAACACCTTTAACAATACGGCCGCCGTTCTCTTGTATACGAAGAAAATGTTTGAAACTTCCTGGCTTAGGAACTTTGTTATCAAGGTCTTTTAAATTATGAAACTTCATTTACGTTTACGCCCTCTAAGTCCTTGCGGCATATTAACAGCGCCACCGCCTTTTTTAGTCATTTTAGGTAAACTAAACCATAGTTTAAACCATTCATCTGTGCCGGGCTTAATATTCTTTTCACGTTCAATCTCACGTTTCTCAGTTCCGGTTTGACTAATGTTTTCTAGAGTGTACTCAGTGTAACCTTTATACTCGTTAACTCCTGCTAACTGTTTTAAACGTTCAATATCCATATTAACTCGCTCGTCTTACTTGATGATCAATTTTTAATTGAGTGAATAGTTTTGATGTTGTTTCAACACTAGTAAGCATTTTTTTAATACGATCTTCATGCTCTGGATTGTCTTCAACCTTTTTCATAAATGATTTTGCGGCATCTGGTTTAATAAAAATTAATCTACCACTCCAAGCGGTTCCTTTTACAAAGAAACTTAAAAAATGTTCTTTGCCATCATTACGTGAACCAACCCAGTCAAGCACTTTTAGTTTGTTTGGGTCTTGCTGTTTAGGATCAGCGTTATTTGTTTTCTTAAATAATTTTAATTCAGCAACTTCTTCGTCACTTTCAGTTGTTTCATCGTGACTAAACCCAAGTGCATTACGCACATCATCAAACATTTGTTGTGCTACACTTTGATCCGGAACGCCTTGTTTAAAACTTTCAAAGTCATCTTGTGCGGCCGCTTCACGCATCTTGCTCGCACTCATACCACTAGCATCGTTTGCTTCTTCGTCTCGGAACCCACCTTCTTCAACACTTACTTCTTTAATATTATAAGCAATGTTACCTGACTGATCAGGTGTGTTGTTATATGGAAGTATTTGTGATTCAAATTCTTTAACTCTATCTGATCCACAAACAAGTACTACTTTTTCGTAGCCTTTATTTTCTAGATGTTTCATAACACTCATAATAGTGGTTAAACTTGGATCTGTACTGATAGGAATATTAAAAAACTTTTGTGCATAACTGAGCTTTGTTTTCCAATCTAATGGATTTTTAATATTTGCTGTTCTATAATGTTTACTTGTTTTTCCTTTAGGAGTCAAGAATGGTGTTTGCGACATAGTTAAAAACAGCATTGGATTTCCGCCGTACTGTTTTGCTTTAGAATTAATAGCATCAACTAATACGCCATGACCAATAGTAGGAGGATTCATTCTACCAAATCCAATTACTGCGGTTTTAGTATTAGCTTCAAATAAATTTCTTAGCCGCATCCAAGTCTGCCTCCTGTGGATTTCTTTCGTTATCCATAACTTTACTCATCAAGTCTGCCTTTTCTTGATTAGTCATTAAGTCCTTAGGCAACTTGTTAATATCGTACTTGTTACAATAATGATTTAGACACTTATCAATCATTGGCATTACGTGTCCTTGAATTATTTTTTCGTTGTTAGCACTTTTAATTTTATCCATGCAAGGCATGTAATGCTTTCTATAGAACCCTTCGTCATTTAGCATGTGAAAATGTAGGTCACTGCCTACATCATATGGTGTTTCTTCTGGTTGTTGTCGACTAAAAATTTCACGGATCATCATATCATTTATCTGCCTTGTTCTTAGCATGACAATCACAATGCTTGCAATTAGGTCCGCATTCGCATTCTGTTACAGGCTTACCGCAACATGCTTCTGGACACATTTCTGGAGATTCTTGTATTGCCATTAAACGATCGCCTAGTTCTCTAATTTGTTCTGCTACTGATTTTACCATTTTCTACAACTCCAATATCTCGCTTTAGTGCGCGGTCCCGGATTATCACAGTTGTGCCTTGCTCTAAACGACTTACGTGCGCCCGGATTGTTTTTACGAATCTTCATAGCTTTACCTTTAACACTGCTTCCACCGTGTCCAAAGTTAACTTTTTTAGTGTTACCCGTCTTAGGATCTTTAACATAGACTTTAAACTTCTTAACATCGCCTTGCATAGGCTTGCCTAGTTTAACTGTACGTCCTTGATATTCTGCTTCGTCCATGATGTCATCTTCATTATAGTGCATAACACCGTATGCTTCAAAGAACGCATCATCATCGTCATACGTTTCGTCGATAGCAACATCATTAATATACACTCTATCTTCAGCTTCTGTCAAGTAATCTTTAAATGTCTTTGTCATAATTTAACTCCTATTAGTATTTATCGTAGGGTTGCTTGAGTTACCTAACTATTGCTGTAATTTTAGGAAATGCTTCGCCTATTCTAGTTGTAATAGGATATGCTGATTTAACAATTACTTGACAAACTTCTAACAGTTCAGGCAAGCTATCTGCATAGTTTGTTTGTGCCGGCTGTGTTCCTGCATCAATAAACAAAATACCCATACCTGCTACTTTAGCACCAAAGTATATATGTAAGTTTGCAAGTCCATGGAAGTATAATGCTTTTTCTGCATTACCTGCTTTGAGCTGTTCTCCAATTTGACTAATATATTCACTTTCACCAAAAAGAGACTGAATTACTTTAGTTGTATCACTGATGATATCTTCTGCTTTATCAGGATTATGTTTAATGGCTCCTACAACGTGTGCCATTGAATAACCGCTTTTTCCAGGTGTACCAAATATATCTTTGTATTTGTTAAGATAGTCTTGAGCATCATTAAGGTATACTCTTGAATTATTTTTTACATCATCATCACTAAATCTGCCACCTGTTTTTCCGCCTTTTACTTCAATTTCTTGTCCGTTAGCAAGTACAGTTAGATCGCCTTTTTTACCTTTAGTTAAGTTTTTACTATGTGCTGAAAATAAAATTTCTCCTGGGCCAATACGTTGACCTGGTTGATACATAAGCATGTCATCAAAGTAATGTGCAGTCTGTTTTGAGTGATTATAATATGGAATAATCTTACTTATATCACTTGTTACTGCTCTAAGTTGCTTTCCATTAATCACTGTATCTGTTTCTAAATCTTGAATAATTTTTTTCATTTCTTCAAAAGTTAAATCATTACCAATCATAAACTTAGCCATAATTTTATATTGGGCTTTGATATCTGCATCATCTATTTTAGACAAAGGTCCTGCTATTCGACTATACGAAGATTGATCTCTGCCTTTTTCGTCTGTCCCACCCATTGCTATTTGTATTAAGTTTTCAATTTTATCTAATACACGTGAGTTTGTGCCATCAGGTAAATTCATAACATCTTGTTTAATTTGCTTTAGATCAGCTTCTTTAATTATTTGACTATATCTCATTATACACTTACCTCAATATCAAAACTATTGTATCCTAGATCAAAAAGTTTAATTGCTATGTTTTCTGCAACTACATCCGACTCTTCTTCTGTAAGAGCAACATGTGTCTCAACCATAAGAACTGTTTGACCTTCTTCGGATTCATTTAAAGAGTAATTAGTTTCACTCTCCATTAGTGCAGTTGATGCACTAGTTGCTACTTCTGATATGACAATATCATCTACTTCTTCAATTTTGTCAAAAATGATATTAATAAAATTTTCCATGTTAACCCTTAATGATTTAATCTAATACTGTTTACTGATCCATCAGTGTACACTAACTTAGCTCTTACCCAGACAAAGTTTCCAGTAAAGTTTGCATATTTAACGCTTGTTTCTGAACTACTAGCAGTATACGTATGCACATCAAACCAATCACTGTCAATTGGAGTTGTAGCCAACGTACCTTGAATTGTTATAGTTCCTGCTAGACCGACATAGTCGTATTGAACTGTGTGGATACCATCACTACGTCCGTAGTAACCGTCCCCTTTAAAGTTTTCACTCGTGACAGTTACACTAGAACTGTCTCCTGGGTGTGTGTTTTCTGATAAGATTATTTCGCTATTATTTGGCATACAACTATTTATGCAAATCATTCTCGGAAACAATTTTTTCGATTCGTGCAATCTTGCCACCAAGTGCAATCTTTGCTAACATAAGATACTTTTCAGATTTGACATAAAAGTAAAATCCTTCAATATATCCACCTCTTTCAATAGTTTTCTTTGCAACATTGCCTATTTTAATAGCATTTGGATTATTATCACAGTAAACAGCAAATGATTTACTTACAGATCTGCCAAGGTATACCTTAAAAGGCCATTCTACATTGCCCTTAACTATTAGTGTGTTAGCATTGGCTAGTAGAAAGTCTTGCGCTTCATCTGAACTAGGAACACTAAAGCTAACAGCATTAACTTTCTTAGATAATGTGTTAAGCCAGTCATGTTCGTTAGAGTAGATATCAAGATTGTGTCCTTCTATCCTAGTCATGCATACATCTTGATTAGTTTCAAGTGCTGTATAGATTACACAACCATCCATAAAGGTTTCTAAATTAATAATATTTGGGTTGGCGCGACTAGCTGTGCCGCGTCCCCTCCAATAGAATGGACTTTCTATCGGAAGGTCAGCTTCAGCTTGTTGTTGCATTGCATCTAATTTAGTTTTAGCAAAAATTAAATTCATGCCTCTAAATATAGATGCTATACTGTTCTTTATACGTAACTTGTATACGTACTTGTTATAGAACAGCTTACTCGTGGACTGTTTCAGCATCGGACTCTACTTTTTGCTTGGCCGGAGTAAGATGCAGTTGATTGTCGACGACATCGATCTTCAATGTGCCACCTTCTCTTAGATCACCGAACAATAGCATTTTACTAAGTGGACGTTTGATCTCTTTATCGATATATCTGTGCATAGGTCTTGCACCCATTTTACTATCAAAGCCGTTTTCAGCAAGGTGATCAAGTGCATCATCTGTAATTTCACAAACAACATTTTTATCATCAAGCATTGTTTTAAGTTCAAGTAAGAACTTACCAACAATTTTAAGCATAATAGGTTTTTCAAGTTTTCCAAATGTAACTACACCGTCAAGTCTATTTCTAAACTCTGGAGCAAAGAAACGTTTGAATTCTTCATCGCCGTATTCACCATCTAGATCTTCATTAAATCCAATAGTATTCTTTTCTGCTTGTGCGGCACCTAAGTTAGTAGTAAGGATTAGGATACAATTACGTGCATCTGCTTCTTTACCATCACTACCTGTAATTTTACCATTGTCCATAATCTGTAATAGAATTTGTGCAATGTCAGGGTGTGCTTTTTCAATCTCATCAAGTAGTAGTACACAGTTAGGATGTTCTTGTAGTTGATTAATCAACTGTCCTGAATGATCATCGTGACCTACATAGCCTGGAGGTGAACCAATTAGCTTACTTACACTATGCTTCTCTTGGAATTCACTCATATCAAAACGTGCAAGGTGTACGCTTAGATGTTTTGCAAGTTGTTTTGCAAGTTCAGTTTTACCGACACCAGTTGGACCCATAAACACAAAGCTACCAATTGGCTTTTCTTCTGATTTAAGTCCAGCCTGTGCAACAAGAATCTTATCTACAATCTCATCAATAGCAGTGTCTTGTCCATACACATTAAGTTTAAGATTTTTATCTAGCTGGCTAAGATTATTTGTTTCCTTTTGCTGAATCTGCTCAGGTGGTAGATTAACAAATTTAGCAAGTTCGTACTTGACCTCGTCTGCTCCTACAATCTTTTCACCGTCATAAGATTTCAAGTTAAAGCGCGAACATGCAAGATCAATTAAGTCAATAGCTTTATCAGGTAACTTTTTGTCAGTGATATACTTAATACTTAATTTAACAGCTTCGTCGATTGCTTCTTGTGTAATCGTTGTATTATGGAATTCTTCATAATACTTTTTAATGCCTTGTAAAATTTGTACTGTTGTTTTCTTATCAGGCTCGTCTACACTTACACGTTGGAATCGACGCATCAATGCACGATCCTTTTCAAAGAACTTACGATACTCGTCCCATGTAGTTGACGCAACAACTTTAATGTCGCCTTTACCTAGTGCAGGCTTTAACATATTAGCCAAATCGTTTGAACTATTGCCGCCACCGGCTCCTGCTCCGTTCATCATATGTGCTTCGTCAATGAATACAATAGTTTTACCTTGCTTCTTAATTGCGGCCATGACTAGCTTAAAGCGTTCTTCAAAGTCTCCGCGATACTTACTACCTGCAAGCATAGCACCAATGTCTAGATTATAAACACTATACTCTAACAAGAACTCAGGTACTTCTTTGTTAACGATACGATATGCAAGACCTTCTGCAATAGCAGTTTTACCAACACCTGGATCACCAACTAATAGTACGTTGTTCTTGTTACGGCGCCCTAATGAAAGAGCAATACTTTCAATTTCTTCAGCTCTACCAATGACGGGATCAATTTTGCCGCTTTCAACTTCAATGTTTAGGTTAGTAGTAAACGCCTTCAACGCTTTTTGTGCTAAACCTGTTAGTTCTTCATCTTCTACTGACGATACAAATTCATTATTAATATAATTGCTGAACTTTTCTTTATCCACACCTGCCTTAGTAACAGTGTATGTAGCAAACGAATTCTTTTCGTTTAGCATAGAAAGAAAAACATCACAGATATCAATATGCTGACGTCCACTAAATAGAACTTGTGTAAACGCTCTGTTCATTACTCGTTCAACTGTTTGTGTCTTCTTGGGCTTATACTTTACCTTTGAATCAGGAACTGTAATATCAACTAGTTTAGTCTGGAGATACTCTAAGATCTCTTTTTGTAACGGTGCAACATCTGTTCCATAACCTTGCAAAATCTTTGTAAAGTTATCAGTACATAGCATTGCAAATAGCAAATGTTCCAGCGTCACATACTCGTGATTTAACTGTCTTGCATCTTTAATACTTTTATCAAATACAACTTGTAACTCTTCGGATGGTTCTACCATTACGTTTTTATTCCTTTTCTTAATTTACTTTACTATTATAATACAATTACGGACCGTTGTCAACTATATTTCTTACCAATCTCTTTAATAATATTTAAGTCTTCTTGATCTAATCCTGATGGTGTCTGGCCCACGATTTTAACTAATACGTTGCCTGAATTGCCGCCTCTATTAAGTAGTCCCTTGCCTGTAATTTTTAATGTAGTGTTAGGTGGAGTGCCACCTGGTATATTTAAGTTTACACTCGACCCGCCCGGAACACTAATTCTAATTACGCACCCTGTTATTAGTGCTAGTGTGTTTATACGCTTAGTTGTAATTAAATCAAGACCATTTACTTCATAATCGTTTGTGCCTTTAATTACAATTTGCACATATAAGTCTCCTGGAGGCACTTGTTGTATATCATGCTGGCCCATGCCTGCATATCTAATCTTATCACCTTGTCTTACACCCTGCGGTATCTGAATGTCAATCGTTTGTTCACGACCGTTGTTCAATCTATAGTTTGCAATAATGTTTTTGCCATTAAACACTTCTTCAATACTAACGTCACAGCCAATAGTAATATCTTGATTACGCATTTGTTGTCTTGCACCCGGCCCCATTCCTCCACCAAATCCAAACTGACTCATAATATCATTAATATCAAAGGCATGACCACCACCTTGGAATTGCTGTGAATTAAATGAATGTTGGGGATTGTCGTATTGCTGGCGTTTTTGTGGATCTTTTAGTATACCGTATGCTTCAGCAACTTTTTTAAAGTGTTCGGCATCACCACCCCTGTCGGGATGGTGTTTCATACTTGCTTGCTTGTATGCTTTTTTAAGGTCTTCGGGTGACGCTTGTTTTTGCACCCCTAGTATGTCATAATAATTCATACTAATACTTATTTGTTAGTAGGTTACTTTTTACTAGTTCCGGTATACAGTCCAAACCAAGCCGCACCTGCACCAACTACAATACTAATAAGTCCACTTTGCTCCATACTTGGATCTGGTAAGTTCATGTACCAAATAACACATTTATAAAGCAACACAATATACACAGTTAAGAACATACGTGGAAAGATTCTCCAAGCATCTACTGCTCTAGCCATATGTATAAGCCTAGCATACGGATTAGGACCCATATCTTTTACGCTAGTATCTACTTCTAAGTCTAGTTTAACTTTACGTGTTGTAGTATCTGATGTGCTTACTACTACTGCATCAGGCTTTGATTCAACTGCTGGCCCAATGTCTTTATCTAAGTCTTCAAGTTTTTTTCTTGGCATTTTTCTTTCCCTCTAGTTTATTTAAACGAGCTTCTAGCTCATCAATTTTTTTAGTGACATGCGGATACTTCTTACGCCAAGCATCAGTCGGTTGTTCAAACCAAGTTAATCCCCAACGCTCTACTAGAAAGTCTAAGAACTGATCTAGTTTAGCATAGCACCAAAGCCCTGCTCTTGTATCTTTAAAATACGCTAAAAATGCGGCGCCAGCTATTGCGCCAAGTATACTTGTGTACACCCACAAAGTATCACCTGTTAGTCTTTCAATCAAATCCCACATAAATTGCCCCCTATGTTAGTATCTATTATTCTTCTTTTTCTTCTTCTGGAAGCGGTTGTACTGCTTCTTCATAATAAACAATTATTTCTTTTTGCTGTTCAATATAACGTCTTAGTTCAGCAAAATTTAAACTAAGATTTTCGTAGTCTTTTACACTAATAACAATGCGAGCATCGCCACCGTTTTTCTTTCTATATTCTTCAATAAACTCTTCAAAATTATCTTTGTTAACAACATAAATCTTAACATCGTTCATTTGCACAGGCTTTGGACTAGAAACAATAGGTACTACTGTTTTCTCAATTTTAGTAACGATTTGTATCTGCGGTTCTTGATTAAATGTACTACAACTACTCAGTAGGAGTGTCGCTAGTAATAGACTCGAGATCGTCCCAAAGTTTATCTGTTGCATTTTGCATCCTCTTTTCGATTAATCCTGGCTTCTTTTCTGCCAAGTGTGTTAGATTATGTTTTTGCAAAGTCGCACGAAGTTCATCCCCGTACGTCTCTGCTTTTCTTAGTTCTACATTGAGGGTATCAGTAAGTCCGTTAAGTCTAATGTTGTCTGCTTTAACTGTTGCAAGACTTTGTTCACTGATTTCAACTGCCGCTTCTAGTTTAGCGTTATTAAGCCGTGCAATTTCTAAATTAGACTGTAGTTGCTTAACGTAGAAAACTCCGCCGCCAGCACCTGCTAACATAATAAAAACTAATGCAATTTTAATTGTGCTAAACATAGACCAGTTTACCCTAGTAACTTTTTTATTGTGTTAGGCCCTACAATGCCATCAGCAGTTAAGCCGTTAGCACCTTGCCATTTTTTAACAAGCCTTGCAGTACCTGGACCAAAGATTCCATCAGCAGGGGAAATATTAAGTTTTTCTTGTACTTCTGCTACTAGTGGACCACGTGATCCTTGTCTAAGGGTTTGATTAAGATTTAGTTCTTTCTCATCAGGCTCTTCGTATCCGCCGCCAAACACATCAAGTGCGTGTATGTAATGTTTCTTGCGATCTTCTAAGCCAATTGTTCCGCCATTGATACGTTTGGTCATACCAACAATATCTTGTCCGTCACAATACTTGTTAATGTTGTTTGTGTCCCAGAACCAACATGCTGAGTCTAGTGCGCCTTTCTTAGTGCGTACATAATCAGTTGCTTCTTCAGGAGACATTTCCATTTCTTTTGAAAATTCTGTATAGTTGTAACGCCCAGTTAACTGAAGTATGCCACCGCCGCGAAACTTCCAACCGTCACCACTATTAGTGTTGCCGTTGTCCATACGTGAAGCGTAAATAACGTTTGCAATTTTTTCTGGTTGTCTGTGATATTCATTAGCATCTCGTCCTGCTCGTTTAAAATACTTTGGAAAAATGCTGTTAAGTGCTTTTGCACTATAGTTGAGATTCTCACTCAAAACTCTAAAGCCACCTGACTCGTGTCCGCATTGTGCAATAAAGCCTGCAACCCGTTCAACAGTGTCTACTTCCCAGAGTGGTAATACATCGCACATTGCGTCATACCAATCTTTCCAGTCTTCTCTATGAATTAGCTCTTCGGCCATCCATGGTTCAAAATCAAATTTAAAGTGTTCTTTTGCCATTCTTACATTCCTTACTTTGGGGCAGTTGGCTATGACTGCGCTTATTTCCTCTTGAGGTGTAAACTGTAGCCCTCATTAGTGAGTACAACAGTGTCGCCATATTTAGTGATATTGTAATCTCCTAAATACTTAGTTAGGAAAATTACTTCGCCCATATCTTTCATATTTATAGTTTCGCTTAGTTTAGTATCTGTACCAAAGTCAGTTACTTCAAACATAAGTGAGCCTGCATATGTATTTTTAACAATTAGTGTTTCGCCTAGCATGTCAATCGACTCTGCATAGCTACTACTAAAAAAGTTTTTATAGTTTTCGTAGAACGTTTCATTTATTGCAATATCGTAACTGTCTTTATCAACAGGAATAGTTGCCATTAAATTTTCTTCGTCTAAACTATGACTTCTAAAGTTCTTATAATACCTAAACTTCATGTTTTCTAATTTAGCTAATTTTTTAATACCATCAGCAATTTCTAGTACTTGTACTGCAACATCTTTGCTACGTTCAATTTCAACAAATACTTTATAAGTTCCGTCACTTTGTTCACCAGATGATACATCTGCATCTAATACAAACGCATAACCTTTTTCAACAAAGTTTTCTAAGTCTTTTGCAGGAGCTTCGCCCATTACAGAAAATGCTAGTGTAACAATGTCACTATCTTCACCCATTTTAGATTTATAAGAATCAATTTCAACTATTGAATCAACTAAGTGTTTTAGATCATCTTTAAATAAGCCCATTATACTGTCTCTGTTTCTGCTGTAGCTTCTGCATCAATGTCTGCTTGTTGTGTTTCATCTTCAATACTTGGAACACTACCAGCATCAAGCTCATAATCATTCATAGCTTTCATGCCACCGTAAATGTCAGCAATTAATTTCTTTGGCATCATAATTTCAACAACCCAAATTGGCAAAAGATCTAGTTTACCCTTTTTAGTCATTGACCTAATGTCGTCTGGTACGCGGATTTTACGTGGTTTAATAATTTTATCTTTTTTGAATGTAACTTTACAGTCATAATCTAATAGACGTTTGCCACCCATTGGGTCTGGCATGTTTTCATGTTCCCACATAAATGAGCACGTAACCCAATGACGTGAAATCTTAGGACCAGCAACTAATTCGCCATCCTGCCAGTTATCGTACACATATACGTCAAGGTCGTCTAGCACTCTTTCAAAGTCTTTTAATACTGTGAATGCTACGTCACTGTCGTAGATTTCTGATATGTTCTTAATTACGTCAATAATGTCTTTCATGTCTGCACCTATTCTCTTATACAGTTATTTATCAGTTTAATGTGTTAGTACTTAACACTCGTGACCAAGATGATAAATATTTTTGTAAGCAAGAAGTTATGCTTACGTGAAGTTATCGAAGTTATATAGGAGGACACTTCATGAGTGCAAAGCGAGCTCGCAAGAGTAAGAACTTTCACAATAACGTTGTTCAAATTAATACCTACCTTCCAGAAAAATCCAAAACTGTTAAAATCGTGCCTCGTAACAAGGCCCAAGAATCATACATGTTAACTCTGGCTGATGCTAAAAGAGACGTTGTCTTTGGTATCGGACCAGCAGGAACAGGTAAGACTCTTATCGCGGTTCTAACAGCTATTAGTCTTTTCAAAGAAGGGGTAGTGGACAGAATTGTTGTAACAAGACCGGCTGTTTCAGTGGACGAAGACCTAGGTTTTTTACCGGGTACTTTGGAAGATAAAATGGCACCCTGGACAAGACCAATATTTGATGTTTTACGTGAATATTTCACGGCAAAGGAAATTGAAGGCATGATAGCAGAAGGTGTGATTGAAATTGCGCCACTAGCATTTATGCGTGGTCGAACGTTTAAAAAAGCATATATTATTGCTGACGAGATGCAAAACTCTACAGCTAATCAAATGAAGATGCTACTTACACGTTTAGGAGAAGGTTCTAAAATGGCTGTAACAGGTGATCTTAATCAAGCAGATAGGATGAAAGACAATGGCTTAATTGACTTTGTTAATCAGCTCACTAGGTTTGGTGATGCAACACATTTAGCAACTGTTACTTTTGGTCATCAAGATATCGAAAGGCATGACGCTGTAAAGGAGGTGCTTGAAGTCTACGGAGACGAATAACTAGGAATTCGAACGGGGGCCTAGTGTCCCTGTTCACTTTTCAGTAACACCAAATTATTAATGCAATTATAGCGATAACAAATACTGCAATCTTTTTCGTATGACGAACAGGCTTTGGCACTACTATTGGTGCTTCCATATTACCGTATCCAGATTCCCAATCCCAATGTGCTTTAGACTTGATCATATGAGGATGTTGAATCCTCGTCCTACGATCTTCTTCTTTCTGCTCATCAGTTAGCTTATGTTTAGATTTCATTTTTTATCGTTGCTATTAAGTATTCATTCTTAGTATAAACATAGTCCCAACTATAACCTTTTATTGGTGGCTTGCCAGTGTTGTCGAAAAATGTGTGTCTAATGTAATAGTCTTGTAACCATATACGTTTACTACTACCAGACCAAACTGGCAACCAAGCAAACTTCCTTACATAGGAATGTTGCCTGTTCCTTTGCCAATTAGCACCCATCATGTTATACTGCCATAGGCGCTTTAATACTAAGCATTGGATCATAGTCTAAGAGCGTGTATGCGCTTGTTGTAGTGCTTAATAGTTCGTCTAGTGTACTAAACTTGGGCATTAATAATGTAGGGCCTTTACGCGGGTAACGTTGACGTTGTTCTTTAACTTGATCCATATGGTTATTGTAAATGTGACAATCACCGCCACTCCATACAAAGTCGCCTACTTCTAGTCCTGCAATTTGTGCAAGCATATGTGTAAGCAAACTGTAGCTTGCAATGTTAAACGGTACACCTAAGAACATGTCTGCACTACGTTGATATAGTTGACAAC